TTTGACGGAGACTTCCCCAGCACGACAAGTTATGTTTACGGTTGGACAGGTGAAGTTGGATCGTCACCGTCCTATGCGGCACCCAACACGATTGACGAACTCGCTGACACATTCTTGGCAGCCTATTCCACAACGTCTATGCGCGCCGCACGCATCCGTTGGAACGCACAAGAGGATCTCACCGCAGTCTCATCGCTGACGGTCGGCAAAAGTATCTCATTAGTTTATGACGGCACAACAACTACATACCGAATCGTAGGGATAGACGGCAACGTCGACCCCGAACGATACATGATTGACTACTATCTCGTAAAGGTGTAACACAATGACTGAAACAACCCGCGCATACATTTACCGCATCCTGATTGCCCTGGGCACCATTGCCACAGGTTACGGCCTTATCACCGCAGACGAAGTTGCTCTGTGGTTGGGACTCGCAACAACGGTGCTAAACATCATGCCTGCTGCCAACACTAAGATTCACCCTGATGTCAAGTGACGGTGTAGTTGTCACGCTCGACAAAATCTATGAAAAGTTAGTTGAACTTGAGGTTCGCCTAGGTGACCACCCTAAACAACTCGACGACCATGAGCAACGAATACGCAACCTTGAAATGAAAGTGTGGGGGTTCGCTGGAATCTCCAGCATCGTTGCCGTAGCAGTATCACTCATTATCACGAAAGTAGGATAACCATGGACATTGACCTAATACGTCCAGTCAAAACAACGCAAATCAACGACGACTTTGAAGCCCACGTCAAACGTGGCGCGTTCACCCCTGGACTCGATTACAACTGTGCTGTTGGTGAGTCTGTTTGGGCTGCCGATCGTGGCGTTGTTGTGGCCGCATCCAACAACCCCAACAGCGGTGCAGGTAAGAATGTGATTATCCGCCACCGCGACGGCTCGCAAACAATCTACTTCCACTTGTCTGAAGTGTTTGTTGGCAACGGTCAGCGCGTCAAGCAAAAGGAACCCATTGGTAAGACTGGGAACACCGGAACGCAGACCACTGGGCCCCACCTGCACTTTGCGCTCAAAGACAAGCATGGCAAGTTTATTGACCCTGAAAAAGTGTTCCGTAAGGAAAAGGCTGAAAAGGTCAAAGAACGCAAACAGGCCAAAGCCGAGTTAATCGGCATGGTTCCCACACATGAGGTCATCCCCGACTAGGTTCTAACCTTTCTCCCTCGTCGGGTGGGGCAGTCGTTCTAGGGGGCGACTGCCCCTGTTTATGTGCTATGGTGTTCACACCTACTAGCAGAGGAGCAACATGCAACGCCAACAAGCATTCAACCTAGGTCGCACCGTCAGCGTCATCGCACTTGTGGCAGTATTCACCGGACAACTCTGGGCAATGATTCCAGCAGTTATCGGTTTTGGTTTGGTCTGGTATGGATCTACAGAGTGAGCGTTGGCCGCACGTTGACATAGTCCGTGACGAACTTGTCAGACTCCAAGCAGAACAATCCGTTGCCGAACAAAAAGCACGCGCCAAACATTTTGACGAACTCAAACAACACATGTCTGGGTACGACAAGACACGCACACGAATTGAACGCGCACGCGGAAAAGTAGACATACGCGCATACCGTCGCAGAGAGCGCATATTACGTCAGATGTCTGTGTCAAACTTAACTCAAGTAATGCTTGAGAAAGGGGCACAGATAATTGAGCGACTCGAGAATGGTGGCGAGGTCACTAACTGACGAATGGTACAAAGCACGCCAACACGGTGTCTCTGCCACAACGGTTGCTAAGGCCGCGTCAGGCCCTGCAGGATACGACGCTGAACTACAAAACGCATTATTCCCCGAGGACAACGAAGTCGTTGACAATGCGTACATGAAGTTTGGGCGCGAGTGGGAACAATGGATTGTAGAAGCCCTCCCACCCGAATACCATATCGAACACAATGATTGGCTAATCTGTGGCGACGGTGAATATCGTTGGCATTTGGCAACCCCTGACGGCCTAAGCCCCAACTGGGTCACAATCGCTGAAGTCAAAACGACTGGCAAAGATTGGGAGGGCAGCGCAATCCCCATTCAGTACCGTAGGCAGGTTCAGTGGCAGTTGCACGTCACCGGCGCAGAACAGTGCGTCTTTGCCTGGCTGTTGCGTGCCGAGGCTGATAACGGCGACTTTGTGCCCGCATGGCTAGAACCCAAGTTTGTGGTCATCAACCGTGACGAGGACATGATTGGCGACCTCATTGATGTTGCGCAGCGTTTCATTACCGACTACAACAACTACAAGGAGATGCAGAATGGCTAGATTCAACCTGGCAGATTACGCCACAGTGCAAGAACGCATCGAAGCGTTTTGGAAAAAATACCCGAACGGTGCAATCGTCACACGCGATCTAACCACCGATGCCGACCGTGACCGCAAACAATGGCGCGTATACGCCGAAGTGTATTTCACTTTTGACGAACTACGGCCACGCGGAACCGGACTTGCATTCGAGATAGACGGCGGTGCAGGGGCCAACATGACCAGCGCATACGAAAACGCGGAGACCAGCGCGATTGGTCGGGCGCTCGCCACAGCCAACTTCACCACATCAAAGAACCGCGCATCGCGAACAGAAATGCAGAAAGCCGAACGAGGCGCACCATCCGAGGCGCAAATCACCGCAATTGACATACAAAACTGTGCAACACTAAAAGAACTCGAAGCACTATGGTCCAAATCCGTAGACTCTGGCGACTCCACCAAACTCATAGCAGACTTCACAGCACGCAAAAAGGCACTCAATGGCTAAGTTACTAAGGTTTCACATTCCGGGGCGAGCAGTACCCAAAGGCAGGCCACGGATGACACGCACCGGTGGTGTCTACACACCCAAAACAACCGTCGATTATGAAAAGGTTGTGGCCGAAGCATGGAACCAGACATACGGCATGCTGTCACTCAACGGCAAACTGCGTGTCACAATCAACGTGCATACGGATCGTCACGCAAAACAAGACGTAGACAATTTGGCAAAGTCCATTCTTGACGGTATGCAACGCGCAGGCGCATTCATCGACGGCGACCACCAAGTGTACTCACTAGGTGTCGTCAAACACCCTGCCGAAACCGAATTGGGCGTGTGGGTATCCGTAATCGGATTAGACGACTATGATGAACCCAGTCGCTAGCACGACCAACCCCTAACTACTTCCCCCGGCCTGTGCTAGCAGGTTCGGGGGATTCCAATTGGAGCATCATGGAACAACAACATCAACATCACTGGTTGCGTATTGGAGAGAACGGCACGACCGAGTGCGTTATCTGCGGTCAACGAGTATGAGCAACGGTAAGCCTTGCGAGGCACATCACATCCCAGCCGACATATGCGCGCGTTGTAAGGGTGCAGCAGAGGAACGTGACCGAATAGTCCAGATGATGAAAGACAACGAAAACTGGTTCAACGTTCAAGATGTGATTGACGCATTGGAATCAGACAAGTGAGTTTCAAACTTGTCAAAAAGGTCATTCACTCTGATCGTGTTGACGGCATGCACAAACTCATCCTCGTCATCCTGGCGGACTATGTGAACGAAGCCAAAGGCAACGCCGCATGGCCCAGCGTCACAACCGTCGCACTACAAGCAGGTGCGTCTATCCGGCACACACGTCGAATCATCCGCGAACTCGAAGCAGAGGGCGTCCTCAAAACAACAAAACAGGCTGGACTGCGGGGCACAAATAAGTACGTTATTGACGTGGATATCCCTGTGGATAACTTTGCAGGGGCGGACACCCATGTCCGGGGTAGGGCGGACATTTACGACACAAAGGGCGGACATATGAGACACGTAGGGGCGGACACCCATGTCCCCCGAATAGATAAGGAACATATAAGAACAAATACGTTCGACCGCGCCGCGCCCTCTGGGCGAGCGGCAGCGGTCTCACTACAGAGAGATCAACACAATGTTGCGACGGTCGGATTGGCTGACGCCCCCGACACGCCACAATGCAACGAACACGGAACCAAAGTCGCAAACCAATGCGATAAGTGCTACGCTTGGCAAATAGCAGAATGGAGAAAGAACCCACTATGAACACTCCAACAAACACCAAAGTAATCGGAGCAATGAAACACCTACTGCTCCAACTCGAAAAAGTAAACGCAATAACCGACGGAGATCGTGAACACCTAATCCGCGAATACGTCATAGGCCGCATTAACAGTTTCGGACACCTAGCCGAATACCTGCTAGCCACAGGTGCAGTCACAGAACACAATTACGACCAGATCATTCGATACGGTCGACGCTACGGCGAAAACCGATAGAAAGGCAAGACAATGGCATTCATCAAAATTGAGGGCATAGTAGACAAACCCTTAGGCGACCGAGGATTCATCATCCTCGAAACCGTACGCCTTAACGACGGCCGCACATTCGACAAAAAATGGAAAGTCTGGGCAATCCCAGCACCCGAATACTCGTCGTTCGTCGAAGTCAC